TATCCAGCGATTAATCCAGTGATCCCTGAACCCAGAGCCTGTGTAGCCTGAAGCGGTTGCATCAATTGTTGTTGTGCTAACTGTTGCTGTGCAGCAAGTTCTGCTTGAGCTTGTGATTGCTGTAATCCTCCTAAAGTAGTCAATGCAGAAATTTGTTGACCGGCTAATGCAGGAGCTTGTTGAGCTAGACCTAATTGTCCTGCAGCTAATTGTTGTTGTCTTAAAAAGTCTTGTCCCGCAGCTTGTTGTGCTTGACCAAAACCTTGTTGTAATAATTGTGCTTGTAATGCAGCTCTGTTTCTATCAGATGCTGTTTGATATTCTGCTCTTTGTACACCTTCACGTCCTCCACCATAAGCACCGGCACCAATTGCTTGTGCAGCTAATGCTGGTAAACCTTTTTGAGCTTGAATATCATAATCAGCTAAAGTTGTATTAATTATATCTTGTTGATACGGAGACATATAAGCTTGATAAGCTGTTGGTCCAGTTAATCCAGCAGCTGTTTGTTGTGCTTGTGCTGCGCCTTGTAGATAAGGTTCATATGCACCAAGGCCACCTACTTGTCCAATTGCTTGTTGGGTTAATGCACCAAGACCAGCAGTAAATTGTGGTCCATATACTTGTGATAAATCTGCTTCTTTTAATCCACCAGTTACTTGTTGTAATTGTGTAATAAACGGTTTTGCTGCCGCTTCTATAAACTCAGGTGGTTGCTGAACTACTGTTGATACTTCCGCCATTATACTCTCCCGCCTTTTTCTAATTTTTTCATCATATCGTACATACGTTGTGCACCTTTGTTAACGTTTCCGTCACCCATTCCTCTTACAGCATCAGCTGTAAATACGAATTCATTGTTTGCTAACATCGCTGGGATGTCATCTGCTTTTTCTTTTACACCAACTGGAGGAATAAATCCACCTGTTTCTCTAAGGTCTAATTCTGTAACTCCTGCAGGGTTTTGATTTAATGGTAGATTCATAATTCCGGCTGCTTCTATAGCATTTTGTTCTGGACTACCTAAAGCATAACCTATTCTACCGCCATTCATAACACCAGTTCTATACATATCTTGATTATATTCAGCTGTATCTAATGCTACTTGTTGTGCAATAGCTGCTTCTTCATCTTCTGCATCAGCAAACGTTCTTTGATTTCTATATGCATCAGTTAATTTAAGTTTCAATGCACCAACGTTTCTAGTAATACCTTCAGGATCACCTTCTTGTTCTGCTTGACCTAATAATCCAGCTAATAAAGAACCACCGGCAAATACTTTCATAGTATCTCCAAATGATGCTGCTTTCTTAGCTTTATTTATTCCATCGCCTGCAGTAAAAAAATTAGAAACAGTAGAAGCTCCCGGTAAATTACTAAAAGAAAAACCTGGAGCCCCTGCTCTTAAACCCCCAAAAGTTCCTCCTCCTAAATAATATCCTCCAGCTGCAAGTAAAGCTGCTTTACCTAAATCTGATTTAGCAAAATCTTTAACACCTGATACTGCTTTTTTAACACCTTTAGTAACTGATTTAACTAAACTCCCTAAACCGTATTGTTGTCTAGGCATAGCATTCATAATGCCTCCACCCATACGTAATTGACGTTCCATTGATGATCTGTTTATTGCCATATTTTAAATATACTTATATTGTTAAGCAGGCGTAGATATCCTGTAAATACTATACTTTATTTGATTTTCTTGTTAACGTCAACACGTTTTAAGCCAGTCAACATATCATAAAATCTACCACAATACTCATGGTCACCTATATGAGATATATGGTCCATTACATAGACATATACTTTACCACCAATATCAGTCCATCTTTGACAGAATCCAAAGTCTTCTCCAAAGTATCGTTTAGTTTCTGGGTCATGTAATGTATCAAATAAATTGTAAAAGTTTTCTTTTTTAGTCTCTTTACCGTTAATAACAGTAGGTTGATATATTTCTAATTCAGGATGTTTTGCTATCAATTTATCTATTACATTTCTTTTAATCAACATACATCCTGTTGGAGCATGAGTTACTTCCATAACTCCTTTATCTACTATAAGTTCATTCTTACCAATCTTAATTGGATACATATACCCCGAAGATAATAGATCTTTTTCTGATTTAACCATATCGGTTTCTTTTATTTTTTTCCACATCTTATCTGTTTCAAACATCTTCATTGGATATGGACATGCAATAATATCTTTATCTGCATCAATCATTTTAAATATAGTCTCACTTTTAAATGAAATGTCTGAATCTATAAATAGTAAGTAATCATAATTGTCTTTATGATTTAAAAACTCAGCGACACACAAATTTCTACCTTGTGTAACTAATGATGATTTTAATAAACTAAAACTAACCATTATATTTCTTTTCATACATTCTAATTGAAACTTTAGAACTGCTTGAGTATAATGCATAGATACTTCACTATGACATGGAGTACATACCATTATCTTACAAGATGGTTTTGATTTACCTAAATTAATTTCAGTTACATTAGAATCTACTTTTTCTAATTTTTCTGTTTGATAAGTATCTTTATTAGCATTTGTAGTTTTCTCACCAAACCAAATAGGTTCATTATTTTGCATTGATTGCTCCTTGTAAAAATCTAGTCCAACTTATTGATTTAACATTCCAATTATATAATCTATTAACATAATCTCTTTGCATTTTTAAATGATCCTGGATGCCTGGTGCCTCTAGCGATTGTGCAGCAACTTCTATTCCTTGTGCAAACTTTCTAGCTAAAGATTCATAGTTATTAGAGTATGGAATGTACATTGGAAACTCGGCTCCGGTTTCATATAACGCACCATAATTAGTAGTTACACAATAGAGTCCTGCAGCCATTGCTTCGATTAAAGATATACAAAATGTTTCTTCCCAAATACTAGGATACACAAATAGTCTATAATCTTTTAAATGTTGTTTAATATATTCATTTGGTTTGTAACCAATATAATTTACATTAGGGAGTTGTCTTGCTTGATCATAAAGAGCTTTGTATTGATCATCTGTTTGATCATGAAAACTTTTACCATATACTTCAGTTGATGAATATACATCTAAACTTATCAATGGATTTTTAACCAGTTGCATTGCACCTAGTAAAACACTTAGTCCTCTCCAAGGTGTACAGTGATGAATAATTTTTATAGGGTCACCTTTTTTATATATAGTTGGAATAGGTTCAATAGTATCTACACCGTTCTTAATTACCAAAGATCTCTCTAGTGGTATATCAAACATCATTCTAAATTTTTCAAAGTTCCAATTAGAATTAAATACATACCAATCATATTTTTTATGATTAGATTTATCTTTAAACCATGGAGCCAGATTCGGTTGATCGTATGAATTCTTTTGCCAAAGTATATTTACTTTATCTTTTGATAGTGGAATAGATTCAGGTACAGATGTACATATTTGTACTTGATCCAATAACTTGGGATCAACGTGTTTTCTTAAATATTCAAATTGAAGCTCAGTTCCGCCTCTAGGATTTTGGTTTATCATTTTTTTGATTCATTACTTTCTGGAATACTTGAAGACCTTTATTAGTAACTTGAACTGTAACGTCTTCTACGATGTCAGGTCCTTCTACTTTTTCTTTAAACGTTTCTCCTGTCTTAGTATTTCTATAGGTTGTTATAGTTGTGCAATCTATTTTTGGTATATCATGTGTATGTGGAACATCTCCATTTTCATGAGAATGCGTAATACCATTATCGTGTGTGTGCTCTATATTCTTTTTATCCATTTTCTTGAGATCTATCTATCAGAAGATAACTCACTTGTCCAGAGGCCTTATCAGCAACACTGGCTTTTACTTTTAATACATCTCCTGCTTCTAGATTTATCACATCTTTTGCAAAATTATCAGTACTTTTATTTAAAGTGCTATGTCCTATTTCAACATCAGACTCACCTGATTTTTTTAAAAATACTTCAAAGTCAACATTGGTATTATCTATTACACATGCCTGCACTGCTTTTACAATAGCAATTGCAGATACACTAATACTTAACACTGTAGTTAAATTAGTTGTTGTTAAATCAAATGTTTCGCTTTTATAAAAATTTGCCATTATCCAAAAAACCAGTTTTTCTGGTCTTCCTCATTTTTTAAATCTTGTTGAAAAGAAAAATTTAATTCTGTTTTAATTGTATCAACCGCTCTAAGAATTTGTCTTTGATTTTCTACTTCGTATTCGTCTTTCGGTTCTGGTATATATGAAGTTATCTTAGCCATTATCTTCTTCCATCAGGTTTAATATCTACTCTTAATGTTCCATAACGCCAAGTTTCACCTACAGCATCATTTTCTATTTTAATTGCAAGGAGTCTTCCTCTAGCTCTAGTGTCTACCTTATCAGTGGATGATGTTATTGTAAAGGGACCCAAAGGTGAACTAGATGCTGTATCACTTGGATAATCATTTAATAATAATGTTACTTTTGAATTACCGGTTAACACTTTAAAGTCTGGTATAAATCGTTTCATAGACATAATAAATTCACCATCCCCTCTAAAATCAGCTACACCGGTTGCCTGACCCAGGGCACTTTTACGTGAACTAATATCAAAATCTCCAGATTTTATAAATGCATCGATTGATGTTGTACCACTACTATTAACTTGATCAGTTCCTACTTCATGAGCGTAATAAGTTGATGCTCCATACTTAGCAGTAATACCTTGTATTGAAAAATTAGGAGTTGCTGTTGAATTATATTGTGTTGCATAAGGTACATCAAATACCCCTTGATCAGCATATGAACTTCTTGCTAGTGAACTTGTTGTCCAACATTGTTCTGCAAAATTATAAGTAACACATCTATCAATTTGATCTGATCCAGATTTAGCATAGAACCAATTTATTTCATTATATAATGAATTATGTTCAGAGTAAATTATTTGACTTGCGTTATAATTTATTCCTAGATTATTTCCACTTGTTGTAAATACAAAATCTTCAACTGAACAAGGTATGGCTTTTACAGTACCATCATACGCAAAAAAACCGCCTTCACCTGACATCCAAAAGACAATACCATTAGAATAACTTAATGCATGT